CTACGAGACTGGTTCTCATAGTGTCGAAATCGTATGCTTGGAAGTCTACTTCACTAAAGGCCTTATATGCAACTTTCCAGTCTTCTGCCGCAAATAAATTATTCTGTCTATTTACTAATGCCATTAATATTCCTCTGCATTTCTTCTATTGTACTCTAAAAATAAAGTTTCTGCTTGATCTATGTTATAATATTTTATTACAACTTCTGCTCGTATGCTTTGATCAGTTATGTATAAAATTGTGTTTTCCAGTTCCACTCTGGGATCTAAATCAACAATTCTTTTTATATCATCTTTTATATCTTCTTGTAATGTTGGTGTTTCTGGTTCCATTAACATGTCCCAAATTATGCTACCAAAATTAGGCCTCATAACTCGTTCACCTCTTTTGGTATAGAAGTGATTTAGCAAATCTCTTTTTATAAGATTTGTATCGGTAAGGGTATAAGGTGCCCTATTTTTATCTACTGTACTGAAACCTTTGAACAATGTTGCCATATAAGTATTTATCATAATAGTTAAATATAGTTTTAATAAACACTTGACTTTTTAAATTAAGATGTTAAACTAACGACATGAAAAATGTGATCTATTTACATGGAGCAAATGCAGACCCTGACAACTTTAATTATTATACATTAAAGATGCCAGAACATCCATTCTTTGCACCTGCATACGATATGGAACAAGATCCTTACGATTTAGTTGAACATGTGAGAATGCAAAAAGAAAGAGAATGGGGCAAACAAAAGGTAGTATTAGTTGGGCATAGTTTCGGCGGATTACTAGCAAGTTGGTATGCAAGTGTATATCCAAATAAAGTAGATCATTTAATTACAATAGCAACTCCTTGGCAAGGTACACCAGTAGCAAGAATACTATCTATGATTTTTAGAAATAGAAAAGTATTTGACAATACCAAACCTGGTGCTGACGTATTGCGTTTATTACAGGAAAAAACTTTTACTGGAAAACACACAAATATTGTCTGCACGGGAGGTGCTAATCCATTAGCAGGTTTAGGAGGCCATGCAAATGACGGAATGATATCGGTATCCAGTCAATCTGCAACACCACCTAAATTTAAAAAAACCCAAAATATCTATATAGAAGCAGGGCATAGTGGTGTTCTGTTAAATAACGATGTAACACAAATACTACAGGATATAATTTTTGAGAAATAATATGGCAGATACTAATACGTTGAATAAAACACTTGAAGAAGAATTAAGAATTATGCTCGTTGAAAAAAACAATGAGAATAACAATTTAAGAGCTCATATTAAATTGTTGGAAAAAGCAGTTGCAGAAGAGCAAGAACAAAAATATAGATTGCTTGTTGAAAATGCTGATCTTAAAAAAGAAATACTAAAGACTGCTTAAAAGAAAATTCCTAATTTATTGTAGGCACGTTTTTTAGCAAGTCTTAGAATTGCCCGTAATTCCGCAAAATTTAAACTTCTTTGAGCAGGATATAAAGTTGCCTCAACATCATCCAATTCTACTTGCCAGTTTAAATGCTCAGGAGTTGCAAATAGTTCTGCTTCATATTTTCTTCTTGAAACATAATCTGCTCTCACGGTGGCTCTAGGATTTTTACCTACTCTACCTACCCTGAATGCCTGCATGAGTTTTGGTACTGCTTCATATCGTCTTTCGTTTAATGCTCTTAATACTTTACTTTTTGCAAAATTATCCACGCCGATGTGAGATACAAAACTTGCTAGAGCACCAATCTGGTTTTGGTTAAGTGGCACATTTACTAAATTTTGTATGTCTTTAATTGCTTTCTTTAAGTTTGCTTCTAATGCCAATCTTTGCCCTGTAGGACCTAATCCATCTATAAATTCTACAAGTTTAGTGCCTGTTTTTTTGTGAATATAAATTATGGTAGGCCCGTCTATGTATACGTCTATACCTTTACTTTCCAGTCTTTCAACTACTGTATCAAATATATTATCTGCCATTATCCACCGCCCTGAATTTTAGATTTTACTGCGTTTTTAAATTCGTCTGCCTTACCACCTGTTACTTCGTTGATTACACCGCTAATGTCACCCTTCATACCTTTTACAACAGTATCTTGCAAATCAAGAGGTAACCCTAATCCATCTAAAGAAAATTGTTTTAGTTTGGCTTCTAAATCTGTTAATATTTTACTTTGCCCTATAATTTTTTGCATTATAGAATTAGTTGTTGGAATCCTAAAAGGAGGAATAGCAATACCTAATGTTTCTGCTACTTTAGTGATACCTTCCAAACTTGCTAAATTAACATCTTTTAATGACATAAAATTACTTAGTGTTGCATTATATTCATCGTAAACTGATTTAATTTCTCCAAATTTATCTTTTGCTTCTGCAAATCCTTTACCTATTTTTGTCCCTTCAGGAGTGTCAGCATCTGCTGGTGTGTCGTCTGTTGGGTCCACTTGGTTTTCCAATGTTTCATTCTCTACAGTCTCGTCTTCTTCTATACTGGAAGGATCTTCTGAGCTAGGATCATACTGGCCATGGCCTATATAAGGTTCTGCTGTGATTAACTTACCTACAATAGTATTTACTGAAGGTCCTTTTTCAGGACGTTGGCCACCATTTAATATTGGGTTCTCAGACTCTCTGTCGTATTCTGGTTGAGCAGATGATTGATCGGGTTTTTCGGTGCCGCCTAGTTGAGGTGCCGGTACAGCCGGAATAAGATCAGGCGTTGGAACAACACCAGGATTATTTAATCCAATACTTGCACCAAAAATGTTTGTTACGCCACCTGCAGAAAGTGTTGCGGCGCCACCGGCTAGGACATCAACTTTACCTGAGGCTTGTACTGTAGTAAAACCCTGTGATTGTATTGCCGCACCTATTGTACTCGTTAATGTCAATCTACCTGCAGAGTTAAGTTGCATATCTCCTGCATTGGCAGTTATTTGTGTATTTAAATTTGCATGTATGGATGTATCAGCGGCTGAATGAAATCTTAAATTTCCTCCTGTTCCTAAAGGTGGAACACCCAAGGCACCCAATTTACCTGATATTCCTTTGTAACCTCCTGCATCATTATCGCCAGTGGCTTTCATATTGATATCATTACCTGCTTCTAAATTAATATTTTTATCTGCTCGTAAATTAAAATCTCCTTTTGCCCTAAGACTCATACTGCCTTCGCCAAAGATATTAATGTTACCGTCCTTATCTAGTTCAAACCATGCTGTACCATTTTTATTAATAACATATATACACCCGGTTGTATCATCTAATAATATCTGATTGCCGCCACCTGTTCTCAATCTAATATTGGAATTAGTTTGATTGTCATCCATTACAAATTGATGACCCGGTCCTATAGAATTTCCTTTTTCGTCTCTTGGTCCTTTTGTTAATATACCTAAAACTTCACTTGGTGTTTCTCTTCTTGCACTACTGGATGTTGCTCCTCTTAGTGGATCGTTTATAAGTCCTTGTTTTGTTATAGTTTCTGCAAAATCGTGATATATTGGTCTTAATTTAAGATTGTTTTTTGTATCTGTATCGTAATTATTTTTTTCTACTGTGGGTGTATTAAACGGCCCGCCTTGAAAACTTGGACCACCGGCAATACCTGGTACCGCATTGTTAAAAGGTATTGGCATCGTGTGGCCTACTATAAAAGGTTTAGATAGAAGCCCATCTCCAAATGCTACTAAAACAGTATTTCCTACATCAGGCGGTGGCGTCCACATGCCGTAAGAATGTAAAGAATTTTCATCCAATGTAATATCATCATCTCTTACTAAATTAGGATCTGATGCACCGTAAAATTGAGATGTATACATACACTCAAACAAGTTTTTTTCTGTGGGATCTTTGTTTAGTTCAGGTATGTTTACAGAAACTTTACCGGTTCTACTAGCATCTTTATTAAAGTCTACAACACCAATGTAGATACCCCAGAATCTTTCGGTGGAGTTCCTCTGAGCAAACGGATTGCTATATGTGGCTTTCATGGAATCTAAAACATAAAACCATTTAGGCATCTTTATCCTCCATATTTGTCCTCATATATTTGTCTTTGTTCTGAGGTTATCAAACCAGTACTTGTTAATTCGTCTATAGTTAAACCTGATCCGAAATCTAAAACACTTTTAGTATAGTCCGGATCGTTAAATCTGATTTTATCATCTTCCGAATTATGGCCCTGTGCTTCCATGGCCGCTTTAACCCTTATAGTCGCTTCAAATTCGGATCTTATATCATCTAACGATAAATCATCTTTATTTTTTATTTTAGATAGATCCAATGTTAATTCTTTTGATGTACGCAAATTTACCGTAAATCTACCGCCGCTAAAACTATTTACTATTTCTAATACTCTATATATCCCAGTAATGAAATAATTTTGTTTACCTGTTGGATATAAACCTTGATTTAAATCTTCATCTTCTATAAAAGGATCAAAATACATAGGTTGCCTTAGCTCAAATAAAATAAAGTTATCTCCGCCATATGTATTAATGCCGTCTGCATTAGACCTTTCATCTTTAATAGCAGGTACCTTATCATAATTTATCCCGCCTGATTTATCTGGTTGTCCTAAATACCATGGGTCTCCTCTTACCACCATGTCCAAAACAAGTAACATGTCAGCAGTATTTTTTTGTCCGTACATGTATCCAAATAAATTTTGTTGTGTTGTTAATGGTCCACCTGATGCACTGGAATCACTAACTATAGCCTCGTCTACTCCGGGTTTCAACGTACCGGTTCCGCTATTTTCGGAGTCTTCTTTGTTTTTTGCATCTCGAACTTCTGCACTATCGATATCACCTGGATCTAAATACTGATATGAATTTGTTTGTAGTAAATCTCCTCCATATACATAACCACTTGCAGTAGGAGTATATTCTTCATCTAAACTGTCGTTAATGAGCCTTTGTCTATCACTTTCTGTTTCTGTACCGGACTGACTTCTAGCACCTTTAGGAGTTAATTTTTTTATAACGGCCTCATTAATTTGTCTACTAGACAATCTGTTTATAAGATCAGTAGCCGCCGCACCTGCCTTATCTGCAAGTACTTCTTTTATTTTTGCATCGTCATATCCGGCCGCTCTTGCAAGATCTCTGATACTTCCGTCTTTTGCCGCTTTAAACATCTTTAAAAACTTTTTAACATCGTTTAGTTTTCCGGCCAATTCTGCTAAACCTCTAGCACCCAATGGATCACCTAATTTTGTAGGGTCTATATTAAAATTTCCAATATTATTTAATAGTGCGTTACCAAACTGTGCATTGCCTCCAGGTGGTATTAAAAAGTTTATACCAAAATCATATTTTATATCAACATTTAATATTTGATCGTTTCTACCAGTAAGGATATATTCGTATGCTCTTGTTATTTCCATACTGTTTATCCTACGTCTAATTTCTTGTTCTTCTGGTGCTAGTTCTTCGACTGTAGCAATTTGTTTTCCTGATGCAGATGTAAACACGCCTGGTTCGAATTGTATTCTTTTATTATACCCTCCTCTTTTGTTATCGTATTCTAATTGTTGTACAGTTGCGTTTATTTTAAAATCATTAATATAAGTTTTAGTTGCATCATATTTAAATTTTCCGCTTTGGTCAATTTGTGATCTTGTAATACTGCTTGTATAGTCTTTATTTCTTGCTAGTAGTTTACCAATATAAGCATCAACAGGTTCACCTCTAGTAACTTCAATTTTTATTTTGTTTGTTTCGGGTGTTTCCCCACTATAATCGGTACCTTCTTCTGTTTGTTGAGTATCTGATCTTGATGTTCCACTATTATCTATATCTGAATTTGCAATGGATGTTGAATCAGATTCTCTTTGTAATGTCTGATCTTTAATAATTGTTTGGCCAGAACCTGTTATATTTTCCTTTTTAAATACTATTTCATCTATAGTATCTTTTGATTCTGCAGATGTTCTTTGTATATAGTGGTTCCATTGTGTAACTAAACTATCTATATGCTCATCTATTGTTTCACCTATTGTGGTCATTGTTGTTGGAATTTTATAATTTGCATCGGTATATGCAATTTCATCTGCTACAGCAAATGTTAAATCGTATGAGGTACCAGTACTATTAAGTTCAAAAGTTGCTGTTTTTAAAAGTACCTTGAACCTGTAAGGTCCTGCTATGTCCTTAATTTGTCCACCGTTATCGTGATCATTTATATCATCTTCGTACCCTTGAAAATTAATTTCAAAAAAGAAGGGTGCTCCGTCTACACCTCTGGCAGAATCGGCTGGTATACCCAGTCTACGTCTACCTAATACTATCATATCAAAAAAGTTAGCCGCACCTGGTTGTTTTATAGTGCAATCAATAGTTTTTGTAATTTTGCCACCAGTGCCACTGGGAACTGACATTATTTCAACATCATCTATAAGTGTTCCGGTTACGCCTGTTTGTGCTAGTACTACAGTATTTTCCGGTTTAGCCGAATAGGCGCCATTTAAGAATCCGCCCTTAGATGTAACTTCTCCTCCTGTGGTTGTTCTTGGTTCTCCTTCGGTATCATCGCTTCTAACTTCTGTTTGATCTTCTACAGGCGGTATCATATATAACTTTATGTTATATGTAACATTATCAAAATTGTCTAAGGGATTGGTTGGTATATTACCTAGGTATCCGTTTTTAGTTGTGTTTGTTCCTGCCATTTTTAGCCCATCATATTTTTGACTGTTTCCGGCGATGGTATTTTTATTACAACTCCTGCTTTGAAATCATTGAGAGGGTCTTTAATTATATCAGGATTCTTAAGTGCGAATACCCACCATAGTCTGGGAGTACCATATAATTCATTTGCTAAAATATCCGGTCTACCTACATGTGCATCTTTGATTTTAAAATCTATTTCGTAAGAATCTGTTGGTATTTTAGGTAAGGTATTTATATCCAGAAATCCTTCAAATGTTCCTGCATTTCTTAAAAAACTATCACTTCTATGAAAATCTGCCATTAAATATATCCGTCCTTGTATGCTTTGCCATTCCTCAATGTATCGAGATTAAAGTTTTTACGCAATTTATGTGGTGTGTAAGTTGGGTATAAATCAAAAGTAACTGTGGAAGTTGTTGGTACATACGTTGTAGTATTTTCGTTACCTACTTTTATTTCTACAGGAACATAATCAACATCGGGCGGTAGTTCAATTGAATAAGACAATACAACTACAGGAACTTTGTTAAATCCGTGATCACCTAAATATTCAAATAACATTACAGGAGGCGGGGTACCAAATGTTCCGTTAGCAACCGATTGATCACCATAAAAAGATTTAGTTACTACTCTGGCAAATTGCATCAATCCCACAAAATACCTGCCCTCGTCTATATTATTAACTGAGAATGTCGATACTACTGTTAATCTAGGTGGTGTTGACATTTGATATGTATTAATAGGATAATTCATCCCCTGCATCTGTTGTTGATCATATTCTGCAGATGCTGATACATAAATTTGTGGAGTGTACTGCCAAACTAAACCGCCTGATGACTTAATAGGTTGCATAACAGAGTTTTTGTCTTCTCCGTAAAATCTTTTAGCACCTCCGGCCTTTGGTCTTAGTCTCGCTCTCCAATCAAAGTTTGATGTAAATCCTTGTCCTTCACTTGGATTAATTGCTGTTGAACTTGCGGCCTGATTACTTTGCTGGCCCAACTGTTGTTTTAATTGTTGCTCACTTAATTGCCTAGCACCAAAAAGCAAATTACTACCTGGATTCCTACTAGGACCGGCATTACCATCATAAAAGAATGAATAAAAATCTGCATCAGACAATCCGCCTAATATTGCACCTGTAACTGTTGTTCCGCCCGGTATTTTGCCTAATAGGTTATTACCTACACCGCCTATTAATCCTTTTAAGTAATCTTTTCCGCTTGGCATTAAATCTCCTTGTATGTAACTATTTATCGTATTCATTAAAACAAGTTTTAATTTGCCAGTTTCTATAAATACTTATTGACAATGCACAGGAACTGTGTATAATAACACAATATAAATGAACGATAATTTTGAGGAGAGTTATAATGGCACAGCCTAAAAAGGTTAATTATCTTAACAACAAAGACATTCTAAAAGAAATACACAAAAGTAAGATGACTTACTGTTATGTAGCAGATGAAAAATATGCAGATTTTGATGTAATTTTAGAAGATGTTAAAAAAATCAATAGAAACAGTATAAAAGTTGCAAGAGAAAACAGAGCGGCACAAATACAATCAGCAGGGTATCAAGCCGCAATGGCATTACATGACCCTAAAGATTACAAAAATAAGCCAAAACAAAAAGAATTTGCAATAGATCCTAAAAGTATAGATCAAGAAGATTTAGTTTTTAGAGTTATGGATATGGATCACATACCTGAAGAACCTGGTAGAAAAAAGAATCCTAGAAACGAAGCAGAAACAAAAGCAAAAGTAAACTTTCCTCCTTTTAAACATTATGCTTACATAGGCGGTGAATTAAAAGAAGTTGCAAGAAGTCATTGGCAAGGTAGTTTAAGTAATGGTGAGTTCTCTGTAGATCATGGAAGGATTACAAACAAATTGGGGACTATGTTCCTAAAACTAGTTGAACGTTATTCACACAGATCAAACTGGAGAGGATATACTTATGTTGACGAAATGAGAGGTCAGGCATTAGTCCAATTATCGCAAATTGGATTACAATTTAATGAAGCAAAATCAGATAATCCGTTTGCATATTATACTGCCGCAGTTAATAATAGTTTTACAAGAATTTTAAATTTAGAGAAAAGAAATCAGATGATTAGAGATGATATTCTAATCGACAGTGGACATTTACCAAGTTACGGTAGACAAATCCAACATGAAGAAGAAATGCGTGTCCTCAGAGAGGCCGCACAACAAGAAGATACACAAGACTAATTTATGGCGCAACTGTTTAAGACAGCGGCCTGCTTTACGGATATTCATTACGGATTAAAGCAGAATAGTCGTTTACATATAGAAGATTGTCACAGGTTTGTGGACTGGTTTATTGCAGAAGCAAAAGCCAGAAATGCAGAAACTTGTATATTCCTCGGCGATTGGAATCATCACAGAGCAAGTATTAGTGTTGCGACTATGAATGCATCTATTCAAGACTTTAAAAAATTAAATGATGCATTTGAAACTGTTTACTTTATAACAGGCAACCACGACTTATATTACAAAGATAAAAGGGAGTTGAATAGTATAGAATATGCTAGAGACTTATCTAACTTTGTAATGGTGGATGAACATTTCTTACAAGATGAAGTAGCGATTATTCCTTGGCTTGTTGGTGATGAATTCAAACAAGTACAAAAAATGAAATGCAAATATATGTTTGGACATTTTGAATTGCCTTATTTTAAAATGAATGCAATGGTGGAAATGCCAGACCATGGTGGTATTAACGATAAAATGTTAAGTGGACCAGAGTATGTGTTTAGTGGGCATTTTCATAAAAGACAGTTTAAAAATAATATACATTATATAGGTAATGCTTTCCCACACAATTACGCAGACGTAGACGATAACGAAAGAGGCGCCATGTTTTTAACATGGGGAGAAGAACCTTTGTATGTTAATTGGGCAGAATGTCCTAAGTATAAAGTGTTTACACTTAAACAATTATTAGACGACCATGCAAACTTATTAGACCAATACACTTATGCAAGAGTGAAATTAGACATTAGTATTTCGTATGAAGAAGCAAACTTCATAAGAGAGAAAATGGCTGAACAGTATAAAGTTAGAGAACTACAACTTATTCCTATAAAAGAAGAAGAGGAATATGAAGGCGGTGAAATAAGTTTTGAAAGTGTTGATCAAATTGTTATACAACAATTAGAAACAATAGAAAGTAATACAGTAGATAAAGATGTTTTAATAGACATCTATAACAGCATAGAAACTCAATAATGTTAAAGATTAAAAACGTATCAGCAAAGAACTTTATGAGTGTTGGTAACAACACACAGGCAGTTAATTTTGACAACTGCCAACTTACACTTGTATTAGGTCATAACTTAGATATGGGCGGAGACGGTAGCAGAAACGGTACTGGTAAAACTACTATAATAAATGCATTAAGTTACGCTCTTTATGGAGATGCCTTAACTAATATCAGAAAAGATAATCTAATAAACAAAACTAACGGCAAAGGTATGATTACCACTGTAGAGTTTGAAATAGAGGGTAAATCTTATCGTATAGAAAGAGGCAGACGACCTAATGTATTAAAATTTTACATAGATGGTGAAGATGCAATTAATGAAGAACAACAAGGCGATAGTCGAGAAACACAAAAAGAAATAGAAAAAATAATTGGATTCCCTCATAACATGTTCAAGCATTTAATTGCACTCAACACATATACAGAACCTTTCCTTGCTATGAAAAACAATGATCAACGTGATATGATTGAACAGTTGTTGGGTATTACAGAATTATCTGAAAAGGCAGAAGTACTAAAAGAAAGACAAAAGCATACAAGAGAAAATATCAGAGAAGAGGAAATCAGAATAAATGCTGTGGAAGAAAGTAATAAAAGAATTGAAAAAAATATTAACGAGATAGAAAGTCGCAGTAGAGCATGGGAAAAGAATAAGGAAGATAAACTTATTGAATTAGGCGAAAAAATAATTCGCATGGAAAGAATAGATATTGATACAGAATTGGCAAATCATAAATTATTGTCAATTATAAAAGATAAAGTTTCACAAAAAACTACTTTAGAAGCAGATCAGACAAGATTAACAAATAGTGCAGATCGCAGTAAGGCTAAACTGGAAGAACTGCAGAGTAATTTATTAAGTGCAAAAGAAGGTGTTTGCCCTGCTTGTGGTCAGGATACAGCACACTTAGAAACACATGAAGAATACACTGAAGAACTACAGGAAAAAATCACAGCAGAAAAAGAATACTATGATGATCTAGAGTTACAACTGTTAAAAACATGTGGAGCAATAGATGAATTAGGTGATATTCCTGCTGTTCCAGAAGTATATTATGATACATTAGAAGAAGCATTAGAGCATAAACATAATGTAGAAACAATGCAAACAAATTTAGAAACAATGGCATTAGATGTAAATCCCTACATAGAACAAATAGAAGGATTAAAGGCTACAGGCATACAGGAAATTAGTTTTGAACTAATGAATGAACTTACACATTTACAGGAACACCAGGATTTCTTATATAAATTGCTTACTAGTAAAGACAGTTTTATCCGTAAAAGAATTATAGACCAAAACATAGCATACTTAAATCACAGATTGGCACATTACTTAGACAAATTGGGTTTACCTCATGATGTTAAATTTGCAAGTGATTTAGGTGTAGAGATTACTGAATACGGTAGAGATTTAGACTTTGATAATTTAAGTAGAGGAGAACGTAATAGACTTATACTTGGTCTAAGTTGGAGTTTCAGAGACATCTATGAAAGTCTAAACAGACCTATGAACTTGATGTGTATAGATGAACTTATTGACAGTGGTATGGACAGTATGGGTGTAGAAAACGCCTTAGGCATATTAAAGAAAATGCATAGAGAATCCAGTAAAAATATTATGTTAATATCACATAAAGAAGAACTTGTAGGTCGTGTAAATAATGTATTAACCGTTGTAAAAGAAGGCGGGTTTACAAGTTATAACACGGATACAGAGTATGTTAATTGATATACACTTTGGAAAAGAAAAATCCTATACACTAACATACAAAATTTACGATACAGAACACGGTAGACTTTTCTACAACAGAATGAAAAGTCAGGAAAACAATCTAATCAGCAGAAAAGAATTTTACGGATTTGGAGAAACTGAACAGGATATTCTGTCTGAACTAAATGATATTAAAAATTTTGTTGCTGACAGAATGCCAGAAAAAAATCTGGGAGACGACCTTAATGTGTTGCATAGTGATTTTGTAGAATTACACAATTACGCAGAACAAAATGATTCTGAATTATATGAAGTGCTTAGAGACTTTAATTACAGAATCCATCATTTAGAATTTTTACAAAACAAACTGAATAGTTCAACAATTTATTTTATGTGTGATGGAGATGCCGGGGTAACACTACCGAACTCTGCACTTGATCATTTTACAATTACTCGAGAGCCAGGAAAGTTATATATGGCATATCCACATGTGGGTAAATCTTTTTATTCAGTATATCTAGATAATGATTTAGATATTACTCCTGATCAAATAGAATGTACTACACTGATGCGTAACACATTGTTTATGTGGTTTGGACAAGGAGTATATAATACTGTGAGTACACAGAACACTCAGATGCGTAGAATGTTTAAATTTTATACTCAGGTACAGGAAAAAATTCCATACGACTTTGACGATAAAAGATTAACTATTGGAAATTTGTTGTTGGGTGAATTAATTGATATGCCAGATAACATAGTAGAAACATTAGCAAAACACAAATATTTACATAGTTGGAATTGTAAGTAACGCATTAAATAGGTCCTACGGACCTTTTCAAACTACATTCAATCGTTTCGTTTCACTTCACTCTTTCATTTGTTTGAAAGTTTTTTTAAGTATACCGTTATCATGTATGTTGGAGTCATAACTCACCTATACAAGGTGAGAATGGTGTCATCATGTGATGCCATCGCCATCTTAACTTCGGGTGCTATTAGGAACCGGTGAGCCTTCTGTCCCCATACACTACCGTCACGAATCTCACGGAAGCCACGTAACCTTTGTAAGTTCAATTACATAACTTGTAGGTTGCTTTTTCTCAGAGCCTACATCCTTTTAATACTGTTTAACGTGTGTTTGTATCTTTGCCGTCATACATCTCCAGAGTCCCGCACCGTGTTTAACGGATTGTCAAGGAGCCCGATTTAATTTGCCTCGGTTGGGGCCGGTGTATGATCCTATGTGTGCCTGTGTTAGTTTGACTTGGTGTCTGTTTGGGCCATAATGAGTTCTTATCAGCAAATAGTTATCAGTCTGATAGTGCTTCTTTAAGGATTTTTGAACCGCCTACTCTAACGTTGATAATTCCGTTGTAGTAGTCGTCTGATAATAGTACTTCTCTATCAAATTGTTCTTTGGCTTCCAAGTAACTGGCAACACCTCTACTTGGACAAAAATATAATATTTCTCTTGTAAAATTGTCTTCACCTAACTCAATTACATCTTCTTTTAAGTAATCATTACTACCCCAATAAGTACGCCAGTCTGATTCTTTATAACCACGCCGTTTGTTCTTTTTGCCTTTTAAAGGGGGTTTTGTGGTTTTAAACTTTGCAAGTTTTTTACCTACATATTTTTTATTGTTGGTATTGTTTGTGATAAGATATACAAATGCTTCACAGTCTTCTGGTAATTCTGTGACTTCTTTTTGTTTATATAACCACATTATAAGTATTCGTTGCTTTCAGAACTATCGCCGTTTTTTGCTTTGGTGTAGTTGCTTAACACTTCTATAAATAACGACCTTTCTTCAGTAGACATATTCCATGCTTCAGTATAAGAAACTTTGCCTTCACTGTATATTGTTAATTCTACAATGTTCTTATAAAGTGCCGATCTGTCTGTTTTTAACTTCTCTAGGAACTGAACTATTTCTTCAGGTTCGGCTGTCGCTAGGAAGCCATGAAAAAATTTACAGGATCTAATACTATTGTACTTTCTGTAACTTCTTCACAATCTTCACAAAGGAATTGTATTTCTTTTTTAATACCATTTGTGGAAATTTTACTGCTTTGTTCTTCTATTTTCTTTCCAATAGATGCTTCACAGTTATTTAAGAACTCTATAATATGTTCTCGATCAGTCACTTCAATAGTTTCTTCTCCTTCCTGCATAATTATTTTTTCTATACTGTCTGCAATTAAGTTAAAGTTTAAAACAGCAATTCTATTAAATGTTTCGTTGAATATTTGCAGTTTGTCCATATCGTCAGGCAACTCTGATATTCCCTGTAAACTTCTAGTTGTTTGGAAATTTATAAGTCCTGCTTCTATAGTGCTTTTATATTTAACAGGCCTTAGTGCTACTTTTAACCCTTCCCATTCTGCAATATTAATTTCTTCTAAAGGTTGTATTTGGTCCAATGAGTCTTGTATACTTGTTGTGCCTGTTAGTTCTTTGTCCTCACAATTTTTACATTTTGCAGTTACTTCCATTTCGTCACCATAGGTAGCAGACTGAATACCCATAAGTATTGCATCTACATCTATATTTGTTAATTCTTGTGGCTTTAATACACTAGGAACACAACTCTTAATAACCTGTACTACTGCTTCACCATTCAACAATGCATCTGGATTCTTCATTAAGATTTCATCCTTTGCTGTCATAGGAAAAACGGCAACTTCTTTGCTTTCTGGAAAATCTAGATCTTCGTCTGTATTGAACAAACCTCCACTAGGTAATTTCATGTACAATTTAGGTTGTCTAAAATGTCCTGCTAATGGATTTGTTTTATTCGTCATAATTAAAACTCCTGTTAATTCTTCTGATAAATACTATATGAGTTTATCTACGATATATTTATCATAGTTAAAACAGCATATAATGGAATTTTAGTAGATGGATACAATTAATTTAGATAATGGACAAACAGTAGTACCAGATTGGGCTAAAGAAGTGACCATGAAAAAAATGGCGTCTGATATGTCTAAATTGTCAGGTACTATACAATCCGAAAACGAAAAGTTAATAAAAGCAATTACAGGAGGTAAGGGTAGTAATAAAGATGCCAATGATGCATCTAAGGCCTCTAAAGAATCCACAAAAACAAAAAAAGAAGAAACAAAAGAAGTTAAAAATACTGTTAAAGAATATAGTAAATTAAGAGCCGCATCTGTGGCTTTGGGAGTTGGTTTAGGCGGATTTATAGGAACAGTAGTGAAGGGCTCTGCCGCACTTGCTGGTGCTATAGCGGCCTTAACTACAGATACTTTATTTAGATATACTGCATCGCTTAACCGATTGACTGATGTTGGGTTGAATCAAGCCGACGAATTTATGGATACTAATTTTGCTTTAAGGTCATTGGGTATGAGTTTAGAGGAAGCCACTAACTTTACTCTAGGTGCGGCAGGAGCCATGCAGGCATTGGGAGGAGATTCTATTAATAATTTACTTAAACAGTTTAATGCCTTAAATGCAAATGGTGCCGATTTTGGATTAACACTACAAGACAACATAGATATTTTAAAAGAAGAAATAAACTTTGCAACTAGATTGGGAAATATTGGCCAATTAGATGAAAAACAACGAACTAGATTAATACAACGAACAGAAAAACTTTTAGAAACACAAATTGAATATTCAGGTGTATTAGGGGAAAGTGTTGAAACTGTTCGAGCATTTACTATACAATTATTGCAATCACAATCAGACTTTCAAGCAAGACTGTTAATGCTAAATGAAGACGCAAGACAGGAACTGATAAAAAGCACCCAGGAGTTTGCAAGTGTTTTAAGAGCAACAGGTGGTGAACTAGGTGGTGAACTAGCCGCGGCGGCCATAGAAGCAGGTTCGTTTGGTGCAATAGGATTCAGTGAAGCCGCAAAAAGATTTGTAACTGTATTACCCAGCCTAGCAGGAGACTTTAATAGGGTAGTACAAGGATTTAACCGTGGTTTGTTAGACGGCGAAGATGTTGCTTTACAATTTACAGAAACCATGGGTCTGTTGACCGAGGGAGAAAAACAGAGAATATTTGCTATTGCCAGAACAGGTGATGCTCAGGCTCTGGCATTGGCTAAAGGTGTGATGCAATTTGAAAAATCGGTGAAAAAAATAGCAGAAGCCGGAGTAGATCTAACTCCAGTGGAGTTCCAAAGAACTATGAATTTGTTGACTTCTACAGGAACGCAACTTATAACTACATTCGGTGCTGTAAAAGATAAGTTTATACTGTCGTTTATAGATGGTATAGATTACGACGCATTTAATAATTCTTTTAAGGCATTAAGAAATGCAGTAACAGAACTAGCACAAACATTTTTTGGAATAGAAGGTGATCAATCAGAAATAGCAAAAAGTTTAGGTGAAAAACTTCCTGTAGCAATAGACTTTATGACTGTGAAAATTGGATTATTTAACCAAAAGGTACAGGATTTCTTAGATAAAAATAAAGATGCAGGATTTTTCAAAACATTTACTGATGTTGTAAAACCAGCTCTTGTAAAATTGTTTGATATGATAGCAATGGAATTCGGTGTAATGCTTCACGGTATAGGTTTAAGAATAAAGTCAGCATTGCTTCCTTTTTATGAATTAAGTGAAGAAGAAATACAAGCAGAAAAAGATGCTAAAAGAGATGAAATTCAAACTTCATTGAATCAAAAATACAGCCTTGCCACAGCACAAGGTATTGCAGAAAGGGAAGGAATAGTTAAAGTTAAAAATGATCCGGTAGATCCAGCATTTATTGGTCCCCCGAAAAAAGAGACCCAAGATAATGATCCGGTAGATCCAGCATTTATTGGTCCCCCGAAAAAAGACAAAAAAGACACCCAAGATATAATTAAATCCAGAACAAATCAATATGGTAAAACGACACCTGGTTACCTAGCAGACGTAGAGGGTCAAAGATTTTTAAATACAGCGGGTACTCAAAGTTCTCCAGCTCAAATAATCAGTTTGGGTTCTACAACATTAAACAAAAAAGAACAACAGGCTATGGATATGCTTATGAAATTACATAAAGAAGGCCAACTCTCAGCGATAGAGACTAATTTACAAATGCAGGCGTCAAGAATTCCAGAAAATATGAGGGGTATAACCGGCCCTGATTTTAAACAATCCTTCGACACAGATAACGTGCAAGGTCTATCCAATGAAGAAATGAAAACATATCTAGAAACTCTTATCCTCTTAACAAGAAAACAAACAAAAACCATAGAACAAGGCAATATGTAGCCAAGACTCCCAGTTTCTTCTTGACAACTTCAGATAAATAGTGTAATATAACTAAAAGGAATCTTATATGAGTTGGAAAAAGTATTTTACATCAGTCGACAACAGTGGATTACCACTGAATGTAACAGGCAACCAGTCTGAAACAGGTCCTGGTGCGGCTTCCAGCAGATATGCAAGTTGGCTACCTGAAGTATATGCAGGTTCTCCCAACAGATTAATGAGATATATGCAGTATGACCAAATGGATAACGATTTGGAAATAAATGCCGCTTTAGATACAGTCGCAGAATTTGGCACACAAGAAGATGAATATTCAGGATTACCTTTTGAAGTCAAGTTTAATGCAGATCCTACAGATACAGAAAATTCCATTATCAGCAAAACAATTAAACAATGGAGTAAATTAAACGATTTACACAAAAGAGTATTTGGTATATTTAGAAGTACTATTAAATACGGAGATCAATTCTTTATCAGAGACCCAGAAACATATAAGTTATATTGGGTTGATCCTGCAAACATTGAAAAGGTTATTGTAAACGAAAGTGAAGGTAAGAAGATTGAAACTTACTTTATTAAAAATTTAGAACCTTTATTTGAAGAATTAACAGCAACAAGTGTAGCAGGATTACATGCAAGACCATACGGAAGTGGACAGGGTCTTACAGGTGTAATGGCAGGCGTAAACAGTACAGCAAATGCTTATGGTACTGGAGCAATAGATGGTGCAGATCAAGGCACTCCTGTTGATGCTAAACACATTGTTCACGTAAGTTTAACACAAGGAATGGATCATGCATGGCCATTTGGTGTTAGTATATTAGAACCCATATTTAAGGTTTTCAAGCAAAAGGAATTGCTTGAAGACTCTATAATTATATACAGGGTACACAGAGCACCTGAAAGACGTGTGTTTATGATTGATGTTGGTAATATGCCACCTCACAAAGCAAGACAGTATTTAGAACAAGTAAAATATGAAGTACAACAAAAACGTGTACCTAATAAGAAAGCAGACGGCAGTGGTGTTGTAGATGCCGCATATAATCCAATGAGTATGTTGGAAGACTATTTCTTTGCACAAACGGCAGATGGTAGAGGCAGTAAAGTTGACACATTACCAGGCGGAGAGAATTTAGGACAAATAGATGACTTAAGATATTTTAACAATAAATTATTAAGAGGACTTAGAATACCAAGTTCTTACTTACCTACAGGGCCTGATGACGGGTCAGCGGTATACAACGACGGTAAAGTAGGTGTTGCTTATATACAAGAATATAGGTTTGCAAAGTATGTAGAAAGGCTTCAAAGACAGATACAAGAAGACTTAGATAAAGAATTTAAGATGTTTTTAAAGCATCGTGGTGTTGATATAGATAATGCATTATTCAATATAGAATTCAATAAACCACTTAATTTTAGCACATATAAAGACTTACAATTGGATACAGAACGTGCTCAATTATATAATGCAGTAGCGGCAGTTCCTCACTTATCCAACCAATTTAAACTTAAAAAATACTTGGGACTTACAGAGCAAGAGATAAAAGAAAACGAAGAGCTCTGGAGATCTGAAAACGGATACGAGAAATACGAAACACAGGATGGTAAATCTGCAGAACTTAGAAACTTGGGTATTAGACCTAATGATCCAATGGCAGTAGATCCTAATTTTGAAATACCAGCAGGAGATATTCCATTGGCAGATCCAACAGCCGGTGAAGAAGGCATAAATACTGATGATACAGGTGAAGGGACGCCTCCAATAACACCAGGCGGAGCAGGTAGTTTATAATGAGATTAATAGAATTTTACAATCCAGAACTTGACGAGTTTGTTAAAAGAAGTAAAGAGGACACTAGAAAATCCAAACTTACTTTGGAAGAGTTAGGCAAATTAAGAAAAGTAAGGGACCTTAAAGACAAAGAAAAAACAGAACATGATAAATTTGTTAAGGTCATGTATGCGACTCCTTCAGGCGATGCAGGTGGCGGTTTAATTTAAACTAGTTTTTAAGTAAAACACCTAAAATAGTAAATATTAAGACATAATAATGCGAAATCACCATTTTCGCATCAAAAACATCATTTTCACACCGTTTTGCAACAAATATACATACATCATATAAGTACTTAACAGGGTAGTTTAGGCACTTACGTCTGAGCCACCAAAAAAAAAATTTAATCGGAGAGACCACAATGTCAGAATCAAGAACACAATTAGAAAACATTCTTGAACTATTACTAGCCGAAGAAAACGAAAAAGCGGAAGAATTGCTTCATGAGTATGTTGTTGCTAAAGCAAGAGCAGAATATGAAAAAGTTCTAGACGAAGACGTTTCAGAGGAAGAAGCAGTTGAAGAATCTGAAGAATCAGAAGAAGAAGCAGTAGAAGAATCAGAGGAATCTGAGGAAGAGGCTGTTGAAGAAGCAGAAGAGTCAGAAGAAGAAGCAGTCGAAGAAGAAATTGAAGTTGATGAAGTAATTGATCAATCAAATGACTTTGCAGATGATATTTCAGCAGACGAAGAAGGTACATTTGAAGACGAAGCAGAAGACGAGTTAGAGTTAGACGCTGAAGATGACAGTGAAGAAGACCTAGAAGATAAAGTTGATAATATCGAAGACGAGCTAGAAGACCTCAAAGCAGAATTTGAAAAATTATTAGCAGACGACGAAGAAGGCGAAGTAGAAGACGGCGAAGAAGCAGAAATGGATGCTGAAATGCCAGATGAAATGGACCTAGAGTCAGTCGAATATGACTTAGACGAAGAAGTTGCAGAAGAGTCAGACGAAGTTGTTGAAGAAGCAACTAAACTTTCTGACAATGTAGCGGCACCAAGTGGCGGACAAGCAGATAACGAACAAGGTATGAAAATGCCTGCTCCATCTAAAATCGCAGACGGTAAAACTAAAGCAGTTGTTCTAAAAGACGGCGGCGAAGGCAACAAAGGTGAGTCAGCAAAAGATCACACACCATCAGACAACATTAAAGTTGAACCTAAAAAGGCATAAGTCTTTTTAATTACTGAGGATTAAACAATGGCTAATAAACTTTATGAATATCTAAGTCCAGAAGCATCTAATGTCCAGATAATGGAATCAAAAGATGGTAAGGACCTATATATGCAGGGTTTGTTCATACAAGGTGATGTAAAAAACCAAAATGGTAGAGTATATCCCAAAGATGAAATTAAGAAGGCTGTTGATAGTGTAAAAGAACGTCTTGCCAAAGGTGAGACTGTGATGGGTGAGTTAGATCACCCTGAAGAATTACAAATAAATTTAGACCGTGTGAGTCACATAATTCAAGAAATGACTTATGACGATTCAAACGGTTTGGGCAAACTTAAAATTATAGAAACACCGATGGGTAATATTGCGAGAGCATTATTAAAAGCAGGTGCTAAACTTGGTGTAAGCAGTAGAGGTAGTGGAAACGTCGACGGAAGTGGACAAGTAAGCGACTTTGATATTGTTACAGTGGACATTGTGGCACAACCAAGTGCTCCTGACGCCTATCCTAAATCTATATATGAAAGTTTATTTAATATGCGAGGCGGAGCTCAAATGTTTGAGACCGCTAGTGCATTAACACACGATAAAAGTGCAGAAAAACACTTGGTGAAAGCAATCACTGGTTTCATCAATGATTTAAAATTATAAGTAGGAGACTACTATGGCAGTGAATTTTACAGAACTACTTGAGAACGCAGAATTAACAGAAGATGTTAAATCTGCTCTTCAAGAAGCATGGGAAGGTAAAATTTCTGAAGCAAGAGAAGAACTTACTGCGGAACTTAGAGAAGAGTTTGCACAGCGATACGAACATGACAAAGGTCAAATAGTAGAAGCAGTTGACAACTTTATTTCTGAAAAAGTAGAAGCAGAAATTTCTGAAATTGTATCAGAAAAACAAGCCCTTGCGAACGATCGAGTAAAATACACGAAAGCAATTAGTGAGCACTCCAAAGTACTTGACAAATTTGTAACTGAAATGGTTGCTAAAGAAGTTAAGGAACTTAGAGCAGATAGAGCAAGAACAAGTGAACATGTAACTAAATTAGATAATTTTGTTGCAGAGCAACTTGCTAATGAACTATCTGAATTCCACGAAGACAAAAAAGGTCTTGTAGAACAGAAAGTCAAAATGGTAAGAGAAGGCAAGAAGCAATTAGCAGAAGCCAAACAAGATTTCATTAAGAAAGCGGCAGACAAAGTCGAAGGCGTTGTCAATAACGTTATTACTAATGAAGTTAAATCTTTCCGTGATGATATCACTAAAGCACGTGAAAATGACTTCGGTCGAAGAATTTTTGAAGCATTTGCAAATGAATATGGCGTGAGCTATTTGAATGAAGCAAAAGAAATCAAGAAAATACAAAAACAGGTAACTCAGTTGGAAAATCAACTTAACGAATCTAAGCAAGAAATTGCTAACAAAGAAGAAGCAGTTAAATTAACTGAATCTAAGTTAAGAGTTTCAGAAGATCGTTTCGAAAGAAAGGAAAAACTAAACGAATTGATGGCCCCATTGGGTAAAGAAAAGAAAGAAATCATGTCAGATTTACTTGAAAGTGTTAAAACTGAAAAACTGGAAGAGTCCTTTAACAAGTACTTGCCTTCAGTTTTAGATGGAGAAACACCAAGAGCGAAGAAGACATTGTCAGAATCAGTTACTAGTGAACATACTGGTAATAAGGCGGCTGTAATAACAGAAGCCGATGACAAAAGTGCGAATGATGTTGTAGAAATTGACATGATTCGTAAATTAGCCGGACTTTCAATAAATTAATAGGAGTTAGAAATGGCAGACTTATTTGAAAGCAACTGGTCAGCAACTAAAGACGCTTTACTAGAAGGTCTTTCTGGAAACAGAAAATCTTCTTTAGATGTTGTCCTCGAGAATACAAAAAGACATTTGTCAGAGGCCGCAACAGCAGGTGCCACAGGTGCAGGTTCAGTCGCAACTTTAAACAAAGTAATGTTACCGTTAATTAGAAGGGTTATGCCTTCTGTTATCGCTAACGAACTTGTTGGTGTACAACCAATGAGTGGTCCAGTAGGACAAATCCACACATTAAGAGTACGTTATGCGGAAACTGGTGGTGGAGCAACAGCAGGTGATGAGGCTCTTAGCCCATTCAAACTTGCTTCTTCATATGCAGGAAGCCCAGATGCAACAGCATCAGCAGAGGGAAATCCTGGAAGAAAAATGAGCATTCAAATCTTAAAAGAAACCGTTGAAGCAAAGACAAGACGTCTAAGTGCTAGATGGACTTTTGAGGCGGCTCAAGACGCAGAATCAATGCATGGCGTAGACGTCGAAGCAGAAATTATGCAGGCATTAGCACAAGAAATCGTAGTTGAAATCGACCAAGAAATTATCGGTTCACTAAGAACTCTTGCAGGTGCAGGTACAACTTTGAACTTCGGTGGTTCCCTAACAGGTACTCCAGCATATATTGGTGATAGACATGCTCTATTAGCAATCGAGATTAACAGAGCGGCTAACAGAATCGCGGCTAGAACAAGACGTGGTGCTGGTAACTATATTGTTGTTTCTCCAGAAGCATTGACAATACTACAATCTGCAAGTACTTCAACATTTGCTAGAACAACTGAAGGATCTTTTGAAGCACCTACAAATACTAAATTTGTTGGTACACTAAACGGATCAATCAAAGTTTTTGCTGATAACTATGCGGCTGACGGAACTAAAGTTCTTGTTGGTTACAAAGGATCAAGCGAAACTGATGCTCCAGCAT